TCATATCTCTTCTGTCCGTTATCCCACCACCCTTCTGTTTTGACAACCTCGCCGTGTAGATAGCTTGTTCTCTCCTGAAGCATCAATGTCCCTTCTTTTCTGGAATAGAAATTATGTTCTCCATGAAGTTTCTCACCCACAGTTTGATACACTACCCTATGGGGGTGGTAGTGGGTCATGTAATAGTCACTGTCTTCTTTGACGATTTTGATATCATTCTCTTTTAAAAGTTCTACTTCGGAGAGTAAAGATATTGGGAATTCACCCCCTTCTTTAAGCCACTTGTTGATCTCTTTTGTTCTCATTTTCTCCTCACCACCTTTCCGCCCTTAAAGAATCTCTTAAGCTTTCTCTGGTTTCTTCATAACCTTCTCGGTAGCCACTAATGTACTCTGGGCTAGTTCCCCTAGTGGGTTCTGGTGTGGTGCTCCAGAAGTTTCCGTCTGGTCTTACTTTAACTATATGTCCGCTTACAGTGCCATTAAAGCTCCATTTGTCGTGCCTAATCTCAAAGGGAGAATTAGCATGGCAATCATTCTTTCCGTCACTATAGCCTCGTCTATGTTCTCGAAGGTCATAAAAGTCTACAGACTCCTCTTTCGATACTCGCTCCCAGTATGCACCAATGCCGCTAAAGTTGTCGTTTGTTTCAACTTCATTCATTTCGATCCCATGGAATGCAAAAAGATCCTGTGACAGTTCCTTTGTCCACCTTACTTTTAATTGTCTTTTTCTCCATCCTAAAGCTTTCAGGTAAGTTTCTTCGATCTCTGTGTAACTTTCAAAAGATGGGAAGATGGTCATATTTTTACAACAATCATCCAACAGTTGCTTTCTGATTCCAAGATCTATAAGATGCCGCTCAACATAATCTATTAGCATCTGATCTCTCTTAGAAAGTTCGTGAACAAGCCTAAAGTCTGGAGTCTTCTTGGAAAGCTCTTCTCGAATAATAGATAAGTTTTTTGATATCATCTTTTCTTCATTTTTTTCATTTCTTTGTTAGATGGTCTGGTTTTTTGACCTTCAAAAAGACTAACTCCATGAGCTCTATATGTGTCTGGTGAAGATTAGTAGTCCATGCATTGATTTTTTATCTTTTTCTCAAACTCATCAAGGTCATTTAAGGTATATTGAAACTTGCCGAAATGAACTTCCCTATCATAGTGTACGTGGTATATTCTAGGCTCTAAATGATCATCTCCAAACTCGCCTTTTAAATTTCTAACTTTTTCCCTAGTAGATTTCCCTCTTATGTTGTACTCAAAAGGAAACGTGTGTATTCTTACATCACTCTCCCACAAGGAAACCCTTAAGCTAACCTGATCCCACCCACTAGTCTGTTGGTAATATTTATAAAAATACTCTTTCCACCTATTCAAAAACATTGTAGAACTTTCAGAGTCATTGTATGCCATAATACCACCGTTAAATTCAGAAAAAGCGTAAGGTATATTAGCATATTCAGGAACTAATTTAGAGTATTTTAATCTTTTTCTGGCATAATCATGGACTAGGCCTACATCAAAACGTTCTAATATCTCAAACATATCTGATATGTTTCTTGCTATCACAGTATCAGAGTCTAGGTATACGGTTTTCTTAAACGGTGTCTTATCAATAAAATCAACCTTAGCCCTTATATGCCTAGGTTCTATTTTGGCGTATAAGTCGACTAAACTTTTTATATCATTAGGCAATTCCTGATCAGTATATAAAGCGACCGGTTCATCATTAAACCTCTTTAATGACTTGATAGACATTAAAGCCTCTTTTGTAAAAGAATCACCGAAAGCAATATATAAAAAACCTTTATCTAATTTATCCATCTTACTAAGCTCCAATAATTAAACTATTATTTTTTTCTTTCCATATTCTCAACATCTGTTCATAACACCTCCTTGCCCACACATGAGGGTTATAATATTTTTCTAAAAACTTTTTTGCATACTCAGAAGTCTTATTTCTTTCATTATGATCACTAAATCTACTTAATGCCTTATACCACCCTAGGGGTGTATGAGCAACTGCGCCGGCGATTGAGTCTCCGAATAGATGAAAATTACTAGGACTAAAATCTGAAACAACCGGCACCCCCAAAGACATAAAAACTAAGGCTCGCCCGTTATTTGTTTTATTTTTGTATCTCATTACGTAATCGGTTGAAAATTTACCAACCTTATTGTTAACGGTAAGCTCAACATCTGTCATATCATATACACCGGGACATATTCCTATGTCACAGGATTGCAAATTTTCTTTTACTGTATTAATATTCCATTTTTTAAACAAGACTGATATGCCTTCTGGCAATCCATTTTCATGTCGCCAGTTAAATTCATTTTGCGATTTTTCAGAAATAATATGAAGTTCAATTTTTCTTTCTTTTGAAAATCTCTCTAATGCTTCCTTCAATCCGCACACAAAAGAAAAAAGGTGAGGAGTCCAGCCATGGTAGCATATCTTTAAAATATCTTCTTTTTTATGTTTTTTAATCTCACTATAGTGATAGATCGATTCTATAAGTGGAATCAAAATTACATTTTTGTAAAATGATAAGCTATCAAACTCCTCCATGGAACCTACCATGGCAAAATCAATTCCATCCGGACTAGCGTTTCTAGGAGGATTTATTGTTCCAATAACAATGCTAGAATTAACACTCTTTATGTAGCCAACTATAGAACTAAGATTATGGTGAAGACATTTGCCTATGATTATAATGTCACGATTACCTATTTTTTCAACTGCGTTGTCTTCAGAAATTAGAATTATCTCTGAGTCAACTCCGATATCTTTAAAATACTGATTATAATCATGAACCCATATGCGGTAAGAACCTGATTCTATCCTCTTACTCATAGCAAGATAGCCTATTCTTAGTTTTTCGCTACTTTCATTGATAGATAAGTCGTTTGGTTTCATCTTTTCTTCATCCTTTTCATTTCTCTGTTAGATGGTCTGGCTTTCTTTTTCTTTTTTTGACCTTCAAAAAGACCAACTCCGTGAACTCTGCAATACTCTTCAAAGAAAAGATGATGGTTCAGACTCTTTTCCAAACAAAGATCGGCCATCTCCATCCAAACAATCTGCTTATCTTCTCTATCTCCATCAATGTATTGTTTACAAAGTAAGGTTAATTCAGGGTGTTCTGTGATTTTAATCTTTGACATTTTATTCTCCTTTGTTGGAAATTAGTGGGGGCGGGTGGATTCGAACCACCGAAGGCATCGCCGGCAGATTTACAGTCTGCTCCCTTTGGCCACTCGGGCACACCCCCAAAATTTGCTCCGACAGCAGGACTCGAACCTGCGACAAGGTGGTTAACAGCCACCTGCTCTACCAACTGAGCTATATCGGAAAAATTGACCCGGAGGGATTTGAACCCTCGTCCTCACAATTATAAGTTGTGCGCTCTTACCTGCTGAGCTACGAGTCGAAAAGAAGCCCTTTCGGGCTTCAGGTTTGGAAGATATTAGTTATCTTCGCGCTCTTCTACAAAAGCTTTGATGCGATAAGCTTCGTTGAAGACTTCGTCCAAGGTGGGAAATTCTGGACGGACTGGAACATCGACCGAACGGCCTTCTTGAGAAAGGTTCCACGCTTGACGGTAGTCAGTCATACTTTCGTAATATTGATCCATTTTCCTGCTCTGGGCAGCATGAAAGATATCAAATCTCAATTCATATGGGTTTTTACTTCGCATTTTAATCCTCCTGTGTTTGTAATGCGTCTTCGTTATCTTCGGCTGGCTTATAGATTACATGCTCATCCATAACGTCAAAGATAACTTGTCTAAACTCTGGGTCTTGAAGTTTCTCGACCCACTGTTTCAATTGAAACTTAAACTCTCTTCCTTCTTTCGAAGTTAGAGTGTACCAAGCCCCTGCGGTTTTCAACCTTTCAGAGCCTCTGATGGCATCAAGCCAACTTTCCTCATCTTGAATTCCCACTTGCTGACCCCAAAGCAACTTAAAGTTGCAAGTCCTTCCGGCGGAGCCAAAGCGAGACTTTTCAAGTTTGACTTTCACTTCGGAACCAATCCTGACCCCATTGGAGTCCAAAATGTAAGCAGCCTTTGCTTTTCTGGCGGTAAGCCAGATTCTCAAAGAATAGGTGTAATGAGCAGCTTTACCTCCCGGTGTGAAATAAGGAGTAGTCAAAGCTTCTGCAATATTACTGGTGATATTCGTTTTAAGCTGATTAACAATCAAGAAAGTTGATTGTGTATTTGCCAAAGGAATCGTCACCTTAGAGAAGGCTTTGGAAAGAATCCTAGCTTTCATTGCCATAGAAGATTGAGGGTTGAAGTCACCTTCAACATCTTTCTCCGCAGGAGTGTGCGCTAGGGAATCCCAAATAAACAGCCATTTCTCTTCATCTGCCAAAAGAGTTTCAATCATTTCGAATACTTTTTCAACAGATGCTGCTTGGACATAAAGCAAGTCATCAACATTGCAACCAGCTTTTGCCAAGAAAGTAGGATCAATTGCTGATTCAGCGTCAAAGTAAGCAACTCTAATGCCCATCTTTTGTGCGTTACCAGCAATTTGTGCAGCCATGAAGCTTTTCCCACTAGCTTCAAGTCCTGCAATCTCCGTGATTTTTCCAACAGGAATGCCAGCCAATTGGCCTCTGCAAATGATAGAGTCCAACCAGCGTGAGCCGGTGGGAATCCATTCTTTGACTTCTGTTGGATTTTCTTTGTTGAGGTTGTGTGCAACCGTCATGCCCACCTTTTTATTCAGCAGCTTGCGGTACACATCCATGTCTACTTTGCCAGCGGTCATTTATCAACCTCCAAGAAGTTCGTTGAAAGCCTTTCCAACTTTGTCTTCAACATTAGAAGAGTATTTCTCAACTTCGTCTTTGTCACCACCAGCAAGATATCTATCAAGCAGTGCTTGAACATCTTGTGTGGTTTTTCTTTCGAAAAGGCCATCAAAGTCCGGAATAGCTTCCAGAAGTTGAGCGCATTCCTCATCACCATCTTCGCATGCTTTCGAAGCTCGACGCTTCGGAGTAAGAGTGGTAGAGGGGAACATTGCTCCCGGCGCTTTACCATAAGCAAGAACCAAGTCAGTTCCAGTGTCAGTATCGGTAATATCACCGTAGTCGGGGTTCAAAACCAATTGAAGCAGTTGCTCATAAACAGTTTTGGAGTAACCCCAAATTTTCACACCTTCTTCTTCTTTTCCTCGAACGAGGACAGGCGAGAAGAACCTTTGCTTTGGAAACAGCTTTTTAGCCATTTCAATAGACTCCGGAGTGCCTTCGCGATAAAGTTCGGAAGCAAAGTCCAAAACAGGGGACTCATCACCAAAGTTACGCTTCGGGCAAAGAGTCGGAGCTTTGTCCAGTCCGTAATAGAACCAAAACTCTTTGAACGGATCGCCATCCGAAGTGGGCAGAATACGAATGGTTTGCTCTCCATCTTCCGGTTTCCAGAAAAGATTGTCTTTACCGCCTCCTTTGTTTTTCAGACGGTTGTACTTTTCTCTCATTTTTTTCATGTCAATAGCCATTGTTTTCTCCTTTGTGTTGTTAACAGCTTCGAGCTTGTGTAATATCATATCAAAACGAATTCAAAAAGTCAAGAACTTTTTTCAAATTATTTCAAATTCAAATTTCCAGACATATGATAAGAAACCAATTCACCCAATAGAGTATTGTGATTAACCACTCTGTATCCATTGTTCTCAATATCCCAAACCAACTCCATTCCTTCTTGGAGCTTTGCTTTCTTTCCGCCTTTCCCTTCGGGAAGAGCTTCTTTTGGAATCTCATCCAGCTTCACAAACCTCATACTTCGAATAGAACCATCTTTCTTTTTAAACGAACCGTGATAAACATTGAACTTCATTTTACTCTCCTAAGTTTATTCCTTACAAAGTTTTTCATACCATTCCAAAACACTTTCTTTTGGATCTTCTGAGTTATAAATGCTTCTTCCAATAATAGGATAATCTGTATAAGAGTTATCCTCGCAACCTTGCGCTCCAAATCCGGGAGAATAGATAATCTTGTTCCCTTCAACATGACTTGAAACTTTTTCATAAAAGTCGTGTTTATTAGGAGGAAGCACAAACCTATTCACTCCAAAATCAGCAGCTTGCTTGTAAATCTTCAAAGAATCTTCATCAGAAAAGAAACCTCCTTCTTCTTTCGAAAACCCTTGATGGGTCATCTTACCACCAACAATTGTTTCAATGTTTCTTTTTTTCAATTCTTTCAACCAAAAATCCAAAGAGTCAGGGCCGGCAAAAGGAAACAGAATCGCTTCATCAACGCCGGCCATTTTCATAGCAGAAGCAAAGTTCATTCCCATTTGTGGGATGTCGTTTCCTCCTTTTTGATGATCATAGATCACTTTCTTGTTTGGCGCTCTGAACTTTACCTCATTCACACAACGAATCAAACCAAATGTAAAAACAAGATGAAATCCAATCTTATATCCATAAACTTGTTCCATTTCGCCTGTTTGCTTCATGATTTTAACTGCTTTTTGCAGTGGACAATCCAAAGAGATGATAATCTTTTTCATTTGCTTTCCTTTGATGTTTTAAATTGTATTCGATCTGAATCAGAAAGTCAAGAACTATTTTAAAATTTTTGAATTAAGTGAGAATTGGATATAACATAAGAGTATATCTGTTGGTGGTGAGTTCCATAGATGGAATAGGAAATGTGGCATTCTTTTTCTTTTGTCTTTTCTTTCATTCTGTTTGTGATCCTTTTGAATATTTCAGTGTCTTCTTCCAACGTTTTCATTGGAATGTTGTAATAATAGCAAAATTCTTTCGGAGTGTCAAGAGAAAAAAACATTTTCTCTAAATTATTTTCAAAATCGTATATACCAATAGAATAGATCCTTGAAAAGTCAACATTCTCTTTTGGCGTTTCAAAGATTGCTGATGTGTTTTCGAATATGTTCACAGTATGGATCAGATCACAAATAAACTCGTTGATCTTTTTGATCCTGTTCAAGATCGTAATTCCTGTGACTGTTTCTTCTACTTTATCTAATTCTAGAATAAACATCCTCTCAAACAAGCCAGATCTAGTGTATTCTTGTAGAATATTGAAGACAACTTTATTTTGAGTTTTTCTCAAAGAAGTCAAAGAAGCTTCTTCAGGCTTCAAAAAGATGATTGTTATCTTTTTGTCTTTGATCTTTTCCAAGATCCTTAAAACAGATCCTGTGATGGTTCCTCCACCATTCACAATAAAAATAACATCATCATCAACCTTTGAAGAAAAGGAAGACAAATCCGGGCATCTTTCTTCATAAAGCTCATGGGAATCTTGTTTAGGAATAAGAAAGAAATTGTTTTCTTCTAGCTTCTCTGAATTCAAAAAGAAAGTTTTGTATTGAGGGTATTTTTGGAATTCTTTTGCAATGTTGCAAGCAGTCTTGCCTAGGCCGACAACGTTCATCGATCCTCCTGATCAACAAGAAAACATAATTTTGTTTAAATTCTCATTTGAGAAAAGCGTTTTGAAACGCGCTACGGTATCATCATCACATTTTAAATGAACAATATCAAAAACAGATCTTTGTTCTTTCAAAGTTTTCAAATCGGCAACAAAAACCGCAATATAATAAATTTCTTCGTCATTCATGTGGACATTGCTAGATTCTGTATCAAAGTCATTCACAATCCAAGGATTTCTCATAGAAAGTATATCTTTCGCATTCTCTACCGAGGCTGAAAGCCGAGAAGAGAGATTGCTGTATTTATTTTTTGACATATCAACTCCTTTCAAATTGACACATAAATAAATAGCTACGAAAAGATGATTTCTTTGATTTTTCTTTCTTGAGAGGTTAGTTGGTCTTTTTTAATCATTTCCAGCTTTCTTTCATACATTTTTCGGATGATTCCCTTGAAAGGCCACATAAAATAGTACCATCTTCCGGTAAATTGAATTTCAATCCAATAATAATTGGCTTCAATCTCATTTAACCACCACATGCAAGCCATTGTCACCGAATAAGCTCTGTATTCCAACCATGCGCGGGTCAAAGAAGGAATAGGAAGCAAAAACAACAAACAAAGAAGCCACCACCAACTCAGGAAGGGGGCTAGGAGGCTCAGGAAGACTAGGCATTGTGGAAAAAGGTATCCAATGTCGAATAGAAGCCCAAAACGCTTCCTATCGCTCAAATGGACCCACTCGTGAGCAAGCACCAAAACAGCTGAATAGTGATCATCTTCTTTCCATGGGTGACTGGGTACGTAAAGCTTTGGATAAATCACAGAAACATAAGAACTCATAAACAATGGATTGAAAAAAAGAACAAAAGAAAGCATTTTCATCAAAAAAGATTCTTTTTTCGACAAGATCTCAAAGTTTGGGATGTCATCCATAATAAACTTTTCTAATTTCCAACGAACTCTTGAAAGATTGAACAACTTTGGCATTTTGAACCCTCCTATAATGGAATATTTTTCATTTCACCGAAATTCTTACCTCCTGATATGTTTACTTTAAATATTCCAAAATTGGTTTCTTTGAACGCTTGGATCAAATCTTTCAAAAGATTTTGATCTTCTTTTGCAAAATCGAGAACAACGGAGTCGTGGATTGTAAAAGCAATTTTTGATTTTTTACCGTCCAGCATCTTGAAGATCTTGATCACTTGTCGAAGAAAAAGGTCTGAAGAAGTTGATTGAATAAGATAATTCAAAGCATGATAATCATCAGATTTGATTTTTCTTCCAAAGGGTGTGGAAACAAAACAACCATCGAAATGCTTTTGCAGAACTTCCCCTCTTTTAAAGACTTTCTCTAGTTCTTTTTCATTTTTGTTTGGATCATACAACCATGAAAACACTTTTTGTTTTGTTTTTTCACGATTCAGTTCGCCCTTGAAGATCGAATCTGAAATCCATTGATGAAGATCACCTTCCGGCTGATCCTCGCCGGCCAAATGTAGAAAAGTGCGAAGCTCGGCTCCATTAAAGTCTAGCTCAATAAAAGCATCGTTGTTTGGGATGATAGAAGACCTTGCTTCTTTCGGCAAGTTCATGATTGGAAAAGAACCTTGTTTCAATCCAAATCGTCCTGTGACAGATCCATAAGGATTGTATTTAACTTTGGTTTTTCCAAGTTTAATGTTGTCTCCAACTCTTTTGAAATAAGTGTTGAACCTTTTTCTTTGGATCAAAGAAAGATCAAAGTTAAGATGCTGTTCAGCAATTTCTGCGACCAGCCAATGCAAATCAAACATAAAATCATAATTCAAAGGCTTTTCATAAGACAAGAAAACATGTTCAGTGATCTTGTCGAGAGAACAAAAATAATTCTTTAAAATACTTTCAGGGACAGCTAATTTAAGATTGATATCTGACGGATTGATTCCAACTTTCACATAAGACTTCAAAATACTTTCAATTTTCGTTTTGCTTTTTTTCCAAGATTGCAGCATTGTTTCAGGACAAGCTTCTTCCGGGCTTTGACCAGAAGCCCAGATAGCTGCACAATCTACTTTGTTTCCTTTAAACTTTTTGTTGTATCCCCATGTTTTGGTTGTGATTGATGAAAGTTCGAATGGAACGAATTTGTCTTTGAAGAACATTTGATTTTGAAAAGTTTGGAACATCATTCATCTTCTCTTTCCTCCTCGAAGAAGTCTTCATACTCTTCCTCCAGAAGCCTAAGTTGTCTGTGTGTTAAGACCCTGTTTGGATCATAGTTGAAAGCTAAACATTTTTTAAATGCTCTGTTAGTATAGCTTAGGGCTCTTTCAATGTCAAGTTCTTTTTTTCTGTTTTTAGTGAGTGTAATCAATTTCTTTTTAAGTTCAGCTAGTTTCATCTTTTCTTTCTTGTCTGGAATCTCTGCGTTTTTGATTTCAGCGTAGATTTGAATAAAGTATTTGTCCCCATACCCAAAGTTAAAAACATCTTTTGACATTGATCTTCTTCGAATTGCCCTATTTGCTTTACACATTCTACCAAATTTATCTTGAATGTCAAATGTTTTTTTCACAACAATCGGTTCTGAATCTGCAAGTTCATTGTAAGCTTCCAGCATGGCATCCCTTATAATGGGGTATTCAACAAGATAAGCAAGATCATAATATTCTTTGAAAAAGTTTGATTTAAGAACAGAATCTGTTTCTCCTGATATTCCTACTTTCTTCATGTACTCCTGCATTTCAGGAGATCCAATATCTGCCACAATTCTGTTTGGAATATTCTTATCTACTCTGAATCCATAGTCTCTGGCTAGATAACAGAAATATTCAAAGTTAGGATCTAAGATCACTTCTTCATATTTTCTTTGATCATCTGAATAATCCAATTCAAAGATCTCAATAGCCAATCCAGAATTCAATTGAGAAAAAGAATTAGAAAGAATTAAAGAAGATAAAGTAAAAGGTTTATTATTACCTTTTAAAAATTCTTTAAAAGAATTAATAAAGAATTTAAAATTATTAATACTAAAATTAATATTAATATTATCTTTAATATAATTTATATATTCTTCTAAATTGATATTTAAATATTCTTCATAATCTTGTTTTATTTCTTCATAAGCTTTAAAAGGAATCAATTCTGTAAAATTAGATTCATCAGATACTCTACCAGCCCTTAATAAATTAAGCCAGTTGGTTCTAAGAGCGTTATAAGCCAAAGCCACAAAATCCAAACAAAATACATCATCTGAGATTTCTTGAAGTTTTTCTTGACTTTTTAACAAAATTGGATTATGATCTTCATTGACCAAACCATAAAAAGGCTTTTTTTCCCAAGTATCTATAACATCAATTGACACATCTTGATATGCGACTGCTTTGTAAACTGACCTACCATCAAAGTAATCTTCGGATGATGCGCCATTTTCTGATGTTAGGTTTTCAATAATGAAGTCTTCATTGATTGACATGTGCTACTCCGATTATTTCTTTTTAGCTTTTTGAACTTTTGTTGTTTTCTTTCTTTGCACTTGTGATACTGTTTTCTTTTGTCTTTTTATATCCGGAACTTCAGTGTTCTTGCTATTGTAGACAATTGTTTTAAGATCCCGGCCGGTTGTTTCAAATTTAGCATTAAACTTTGTCTCAAAAGAACCAGCGCTGATATTTGAATCAACAGAGATTATTAAGTAATATCCTTCTAAAAGAAGTTCTTTGCCGATATTACTGGTGATCCCGGGCCTTCTTGGGTTTATATAAATGTACTGGCCCGGTTTGAAGTTTGGCTGTCCAAACGTTGTAATATTAACTTGATAAGGCGTTCCTAACTTAGAATAACCAGACTTCTGAGTTAATCTAAGTTCTTTATAATATTGCCAGTTTTCTTTTGCAAACGACATTGTTTTAAGAATACCGGTATCTGAGCCGACATAGAAGTGTGGAATGCCCGAAAAATAATCTTCTGTAACGTTTCCTGTTCTTTTTGTTACAGAATTATTACTAACGTAAAAGACAATCCAGTTTTTTGTTTTCGATGTTCCACCTTGATCTAGATTTTCATGAAACTTGTTTATAAGTCCAGAATCTAGATTTAAACGATTATACGTAGCTCTAGCTGTTAGATAAGCGGGATTAGTTCCAATGTTTTTCAAAGGATCTTTTGATGATTTTTTATTTGGCACTTTTGTTGTAAAATGGTGTATACCAACTGTGTTTGGCTTCGCACCAAAGCTCAAACCATCGTAGCATTTCCCACCCAAAGCGTCACTCAAAAGACCAGAGAATAAATCCTTAAAGAAATCATAAAGCTTGTAACGATTCAAGTTTTTCTTGACAACGCTATCATTGAACCATTCTCTAAAAAGAGAGTAAGAAATAGGAATGTCTGCCAAGTTTTTAGAAACAATTGCTCCACGACCACCGTTGCCTCTAGGATCAAAGTATTGAACATCAGAGAACATAAATTCTGTGTTTGCGAAAAAGTTTGAGTTTTCATCTGAATTTGACTTTGCGATTTTCAAAGCAGAGTTGATCAGATCACCCAAAAAGAAAAAAGACAACTCATATAAGGGTCGACCAACTTTTTTGCCTTTACCGGCTTTAGTTCTTTCTTTTTTAATAACCCATCTTATACCAGACACGTTAGCGTTCTTGTCCATGTCTAGCTTTTTCAAAGATTCTTTGATTTTTTGCTTTTGTTTGTCTGAGATGTTTTTCCTTGCAAGAAGCTTTTTTAATTTTGTTCTTCTTTTCTCTCTTTGAAGCGCGCCAACTGCTGTTAAGTTTTCATTGCTTTTTTGAATCAAGAACTTTGGCCATGGCTTTCCTAGGGACTTGATGTATTGATTTCTTATTTTTGCTGCGTATTTTGAATAAAAGTTTTGGAAAAGTTTCGGATCTCCACCGGTATTATCAAACTTAGCTGCAATTGCTTTTGTATCATAAAGACAAGTAAATACTCTTCCTTCGTCTTCAATATTCTGAATTAGTTGCTTATAGATGTGAAACTTTCTTTCTTTTTTAGCATCTTCTAATTCTTTTTTTACTTTTTTAAAGGTTTTATCAATTTTATCAATTTCAGATTTGTTTTTAGCCTTTGAAACACCTCTTTTTTTGATATCTTTAATTTTTTTCAAAGCTTCTTTTTCAGCTTTGTTATATTCATTGATTGCCTTTCTGATTTTTGAATCAATAAGGAGTTCTGCATCTGGAGAAGACATATTTGCTTCAAAAGCAGCATGATAAGAGATATTAATCTTTAAATCACCCATTTGACCAAAGTTTATGGTATGATCAATCAAGTTCAAATCCAAAGTGATCGAAGTATTATTAACTGCTTGCTTGAAATCTTCGACTTCTTCTTTTGAGAGACCAGAAAAGAAAGCTTCTGGATTTGTTGGCAAATTCCATCCAACCTCGGCCTTTATCCGGAAATAATCTGGAATATGCTCTTGATTACCACCGGGAGTGGGTGAAGTTGTTTTAAACTTTGCCATATCAGGAGGCAAAAGAAGATCTCTGTATTTAGGAGAATAACTTGCAAAATCCTTTGCGTTTTTTAGCTTGGACAATGTTCTAGAATCCAATGGAAGTGGAGTTTCAAGATCGCCTAGGTTTTGCATGAAAAGACTCAAATTAGCTTCAATAACAAAGTCTGCTGAAACTGGATCTGTACCGTTTAACTTCCAGCTAAAACTTTCTAAACCAACTCCCCCAGTGCTGGCCCCGGCCAAGATAGCTTTCTCTAGTGACCCTTCTTTCGACCCTTCTTTCGGATCAAGGACACCTAGACTAGTTGGAAAGAAGATAGGTATTTTGATCAAAGGATTCTTTTTTGAATCATACAAAACTTTGTATAAACGCAGTTTTGGAATCAAAGCTGAAAGGTGAACTGGCTTAAACTTTTGAAAAGAAAGAATGTCTTTTGCTTTGTTTTCCATAACCAATTCTAGAACTTTTTCATGTGCTCCAGATTCTAGAATAATAAAATTATTATAACCATGCAGCTTGTTTTGATCAATTTGTATTTTCTGCTTTTTGCTTTTTCCACTCAAGGAGGTTGAATAGTTTTCAAATTTACTGGAATCTCCTGACCAAAGATCCACCAAGAAGCATTGCTCTTGAAAATATCTGGCCTTTTTCTGCCATCGGCAATCATTGGTCGCAATCCAGCCGTCTGGTTGTTTTTTTGAAGTTGTTTTAGGTTTCTTGTCAGTTTTCTTTTTAACTGCCATTTTACTCTCCGACAATCTCTAGAGCGGTCTCTAGCGGCGTTGGAACATAAATCTCATCTCCAACAGAAACATGAGATTCTGTTGGTCTTTGGTTATAAAGGGCGATAACCCACCAATATTGAGGGTCTTTGTAGTAAATTTGACTTAATTTTGTATATCGATCACCAACTTTCCAAATATGCAGAATAGAATCAGTATCTTCATATTCTTCATCTGTAATCTTAGGAAAGAAAGCTGTTTCGTATTGAAAAATACCACCTAACCTTCTTTGTTTGAAATGAGACTCGTAAAGCTGATCATCATTCAAAAATGAATCTGTTTTTCTATATCTTGACATGTTTCAATCCTTTAGGTTCCTTCACCCGGACCCAGACCGGGTCTTTTTACTGGTGGTTTTTTCGGTGCCGGTGTCGTTGTCTTCCTAGGGCCCTTTCTCTCTTTAAGCGGAGGCTTTTTCCTAGTTGGCGGCTTTTTTGTTGTCTTCTTTGGACTCTCCACCACCGGTGTTTTAACTTCACAATCTTTCAAGCCTTTCGCTTCATTGTTGTCCAATCCATAGGGGAAGTTGGGCTGACGGAAAGAAATTCGCTTTTCTCCTTTAGAGTTGCATTTTTCAATATAACCTAAAGGATGAGTGTGTAATATTACAAAACTCATTGAGATTCCAATTGACTTTGAAAAAATAACACCGGGCCTAGGATCTTGAAAGCCGGCATCCCCATCAAAATTGTTAACGGCTAAACTGCTTAAAGCAACAACATAACCTTGCCCATCTCCCTTTTCAAAACCTGCGGGGCTGAAAAAGCTGTTTTCATTAGAGATTGTAGAAACATCTCTGGCCAAGTTCATGACCTTTACCCTTAAAAGTGGTGGTGCTTTAATCGTTGTTGCTGATATTTGACCTTTTGGGTATAAATTCTCATAAACTGGATATTGCATTTGAACTAATTTTTGCGCTCTTAAAAGATTTTCTTGGGCTTCGTCCAAGCTATTTGCCGGTATTTTAAAGTTCAGCGTTGCGCTTCTTTGTGTCCCGGTATATGTTTTAATTGGGTCCATTCTTCCATAAACTTGATTTGCTTGGTATGATATGGCATACGAATCGGACAAATTAAGATCAAAAGCTTGAAATCGTACTTCTTCTCCGGAAGCCATGTGTTTAATTTTGATAATTTGCTTTTTAATGTTTGAAAGATTGTATTGACCGCGCACATTGGCAGTTGAAAAATCCCCAAAGGTATCTAAACTATATTCTTTTGAAAAAGGATTAAATTTCCTTGACATTTTTTATCTCCTTTGGTTAGTTTTTAATTTTTGCCGCCAACTTTTGTATTACTTCTAGACTTATCTGAAGTAACTTTGATAGATTTGCTTCTAGGCTCATCTAAAGTAACTTTGACAGATTTAGCTAGCAGCTTCAAAGCGGCGACCAGAGGCGCTTGAGCTTTTGTCACTGTGGCAGAAAACTTTTCCGGGAAAGTTTTTAAAAGCAGAGTTTCCTGAGTCGCAACGCTAGCATTTGTTAATATCTCCATGTCTCTTAGTTGCTGCCTGAAGAAAGCCTGTCCTAGTTTTTGGCCTTTTTTGACATCCGTCATGGCAGCGGAAAAAGAGCTTTTTAAAGCATCTGAGACCATCTTTAATTGTTTGGTTTGCATGACCTCCCCAACACCTTTAACTAGCTCGGCTCTAGTTGTCGCTCGTGTCCGCAGTTCATCCTGAAGACCAGCGGCTTTGGACATCTGCCCTCTTAATTGTTTAAGTTCTAGTTCAACGGGAGACATTTCCATCAAAGATTTAAGCTGCGATGCTGATTTAATGCCAGTTGCTTGCATTAGCATTAATTTTTCAAACTTTCCAAGCTGGTCAAAAGTTTTTCCGGAAGTTCGCAAAGCCTTTGCGATTAGAGACACGTTTTGTTCAGCATCGTTCCGAAGTAGTTTCATTGCGCTAATATTTGTTCCCAACATTGCATTTAATCTAGCGGAAATTTTAACTGAGCCGTCAAATGTATCTGTCGCTTTGCCAAATGTATTAACCAGATCACCAGTAGAGATCCCGGTTGCTTTTGTTAGGGCTTGTAATTTTGCAAATCGACTGGACATTTGATCAACTCCAGTCAATACAAAACGATCGGCGCTTTGTTTAAAGTCTTGAAATGCCTTCGGCAAAGAAAGTCCTAAACTTTTTGCTGTTCCGGCCAGTTTTTTAAGAAAGTTTTCTGTTTTTGTGGCTCCAAAGCCTAGCTGCTTTGATAAGGTGTTTGAGATATCACCAGTAAGAGTTCCAGCAACTCCGAATTTTTCTAATATTGAAACATATTTCACCAAAGAATCTGCTGCTTTTTTATCCAAATATTCTGTAAAGCTTAAATTTGCTTTGAAAAGAGCATCATATGTTTTTCTTAAATCTTCATTTGATACTCCGATAGCCAGAGTGTCTTTTCGAAGTTCTATAAGTCTTTTCGATAAGTCTCCGGCTCCAATCGTACCTCTCCTTAAAGAGACAAAAAGTTTATCGATTGGCTCAAGGTCTTTTGAAATGCTCGAAACTGGCTGTTTTATTCGATCGAAAATTTTAGGAAGGCCGGCTGCTGCCCTACCGGCATCAGTTATGCTTTTTGTAATATCTGTGAACGGCTCCAAGCCTTTTTCTAAAGCTGTTCCTACGCCGGGAATCTTACTAATTACCCCTCTCAACAAGGATGGTCCGGAAAGAACAGCTGCGGACCCGACACCCCTTGCTAGATCTGACATGTTCAAACTACCACCGCTGGTGCCTAGATAATTAATGATGGATTGACGGTTGGCTTGCTGCCGCTTAAGCTGCGCTTGCAATTTTGCCCGGCGGGCGGGTTCTCGCTCAATTCTCAGATCGCTTTCAAGTTGAATAATTTTAAGTTCAACTGCTCTTAATACTTTTCTAGCTTTATTTACTTCTGCTGCTGTGGCCATTCCTCATGATCCTTCTTATTTTTAAATATAAATAGTGATTTTAAATTTTAATTAGGAGAGCTTCTCTGAAGATTCTTCGAATGGTTTGGCCTCGGCTTCTTTTTGTTCCATTAACTTTTCAACAAAAAATCGCCTCAAACCAACAGGTAGGTTATAAGCTTCTAAAAATGACCAATTCCCATGATATTGCAAAAAGAAAAATTGCTCATAAACATTTTTCATATATTCAGATGTCAGGCCAAAAAAAGCCAACACCTAGAGGAACCTCCACGTCCTCTTCATGGCCACAATTTGAGCACTTAAAATGAGAAGTGGTTTCAATGTTGGGCTCTACATGTTTGTACAATGAGCGAAGATAGACAGCGTCTTTAACCGGAATATGCTCAACAAAGTTTCGAAAAGATTGAATATCTGTATATTCTTCGACTGAATTTAGAATTGACAAAAGAAAATTACTTCCATTTTCTCCATCATTGTCTAGGATTTTTTGTTCCAATCTTTTCTGCTCTATAGAATTTAAAAGTTTAAAAGAAACATTAACTTTCGAATTTGGAAGTTGAGTGTGAAAAAGTAAATCTTTTTCCACGTATTGAAATTGCTCATCTTCTTGCTTTTCTTTGGCTTTCCATCCGGATATGTCAAAGAAGAAAGAAGAACTTTTATAACAATCATTACAAATAATCGATGCCTCATAGTCAACACCATACCCATATTTTCTACAAGCGATCAGCAAAGCATTTTTATCTCCTTTTAAAAGTGAATTAACATCAATCCTTTTATCGATCAAAATATTCTGAAGAAGCCTTTCTAGCGCGATCCCTCTTTCAATAAGAGATTGCGAAGACAAAATATCTTCATCTTTTGCTGTCATGTGTTTGATTTCTACCTCTTTAACCATGTGAAGAGGGTGCCCCTCTGGATAATACTTTCCTTTACTAGGAAGTTCAACAAATTCTGTTGGAACTGCAAAGGAAAAAACCCCTTGAGGCTGAGGCTGTTGTGGTTGTTGGAATTGGGTGGGATTAAGTCTTTCTTGGTTGTTTCTCATTTATTCCTCTTATTATTGTTTGTTTCCGGGGATGGTATAATCATTGATTGGAACACCTTCTTCTTTCCAAGCAGTATTAACTTGCTTAAGTTTGTGTTCATAGTTTGCGTAGTCATATGCGATCGTTAAAGTGATCTGTTGCATATTGTCACTTTCATAGTTACTTTGCGAGACTGAAAAGCCTTTAATCCATGCATTAAAAAGAGTCCATTCATCAACAGAATTTCCTTCCGCATCAATCTGCTTCAAAACAAAGTTGCCGCCTGAAGCTGGGCCTTGGCCATTAGGCGCGCCAAAGCGATGTTCGGGGTTGTTGAATACTGCTTTCGACTTCGCCAGCGAATATGGCTCATTTGCAGTGCCAGTAGTAGGAATTCTATATCCAGCAGTTTTAAGCCATTGCATAACGCCCAGAGTAGTATCATAAGGCTCGATTGGGTCGACCAATACTACTTGAACATCATTCCAAGTAATTCTACCCGGAAATTTAAACTTATGGTTGATAAAATTGTGCGGAGTTTCACCTACAGTCCAATTAGGTTTTGCCGCTGATTTAACTGCCCATGGTTCTGCGACTCCGGGCACTTGTAGTAAAAATCTAAAATCTCTTTTTGGGTCTCTCGTTCCCGGCGTTGTCTGAGTCCAGAATGCCATTTTTAAGTTCTCCTTTTAATTTTACTATTAACTAGTAAATCATTTCAATTTTATTAAAGGTCTTCGAAACTTGCTCCGGAGTTTGTAATAAAGAAGTCCAAAGCAATAAATTCAATAGCTCTTGCCGGCTTAAGATAAACCTTTGCATAAAGAATATTTCTATCAACAAGGTCTGGAGTAGTTGTGGTTTCATCCAGAATCAGTTTGTATTCTGCCAAGCCAAGTCGGTTTTTCACAGACTCCAAGAAAGGCTCAACAATGCCTTTGAATCGATCCCAAGTTTGCTTAACGTTCTGGTCAAAGAGAATGGTATTTGCAATTCTAGAGATTCTCTTCTTCAAGAAGATAAGCAGTCTTCGAACGTTGATTCTATCCAAAGCACTTGGAGTTGCTTGAAGAGTTTTCTGACCAAAGATAACAATCCCTTCTGCGGGGAAAGAAGCAATGGGGTTAACATTAACAGCGTAGAGGTCGTCTCTATCATCGCTGGTCAACTTGTCTCTAACTCCAATAACAGTCAAACCAGAAGTACCTTGGGAAAGGCCACCTCTATTAAATCCAGCAGGGGCGAACCAAAGCTCGGAAGTAGCTTCAGTGTAAGCCATGGTTCCCAAAGCTGCAACCGAAGGCGGAACCCAAACATTCGAACCGTTTGATTCATCGCGAATCAAAACCCAAGGATAATAAGCAGCAGCAAAGCTGGAGTTTAACCTTCGAGACTCAATAGAAGAAGTAGTTGCAGAAACAGAGCCTGTTCTGCTGGTTTCTGCGCTGGAGGTATCTGTTGAAGGCGTATATCCACCCTCAATGTCGATAATCCCAAGAGCATCTTGCCTTTGCTCACAAACATTGATAACTTTGTTAGTTAGCTGCTCATTCCAAATCCCCGGGACAGAAAGAATATTCATATCAACAACATCTGGATCTGAAACAGAGTCAATTGCTCGAACAACTGAACTAAACGTGGAACTATTAAGTTCGTTTGAGTTTGACGTCCACTGATTGTTCCGGAACGGATTTCTTTCAGTAATATTCAACCCATCAAAACCACCAAACAGGGGCATGGTGAACTTGTCATGACCAACATCCAAAATAGCTTTATAAGAGCCTTGAGCATTTGTATATGAAGTTGTATATAACCATGAATCCAACTCCCACTCATACTCTGCCGGATCTGAAGAAATTTGCTTTACTTCGTCCAATGAGAAATAGTCCGTTGTAACTTGCGATGCAGCCGGGACAGTTCCGGGAAGTTTTCTTAAAATATCAACAACATCTTCATCAAAAACTGGACTAGTGCTGGTTTGAGACTTTCGAACATCAAATCCAAAATAAGCATCCGTCCTTTTTCTCAAGTTGAGATCGTTGTTTGTTTTAACTCGGTTTTTAAGTTTTGGAAAAGAAACAGAACCGGTAAAAGTAGATGTGTTACCAACAAAGATAAAATCCTGACCGGTATGTGTAAGATATTTGGCTTTGAAAATATCATCTGCACCGTAAGCAAAATGATATGTCGATTCTGTTCCACTATCAACGTCCGTCTGCCCTTCGGTAAATACTTTAGTAGAACCAGACATAAGGGTAAAGTTTTTCAACCTAGGGGCAGAATAATATCCAAATGGTAGAAGCTCTTGAGTTACAGCGGCTTTTTCGACATCTTCGTTCATTTCAACACGAATATACTTTGAGTTATTAGCAAACTTGCCAAGCTCGCGATATCGCCTTTGGGAATAATCCCATTCATACGACACATCTCCAATTACTTTTGCAATATACTTGTCAGATCTTGGATTAATATTGACGTTTGAGAATCTTTCAAGCTCAACTTTTTTATGATCAAAGTCGGCAATGTGGCGAACAACAACGTCAAAAGAGCCATACTGCGTTGCATCCGGATTTTTCGAGTATTTAATATTATCAATTGAAACTTTGATCTTAGACTGATCATAATCGCCGGCGTTGATCGCATGAAACTTGAACAATTTTTGGTTAGCTGACGGAATCGCCTGTGCAAGGGTGGTTGCCTGAGAAAAGACCCACCCTGTACTAGCATGGGCTAGCCCCATTCTTTTTTCTGCATAATTATAGTCAGCAGAAGCAGATTGCAAAGCCAAAATGGTTGCAAATAATTTACCACTTGAAGCGCTAGCAGCAGTAACAACCTCTTCCAAATGAGAAGCATAAGTTTCACCTAAGAAATAAGTCTTGGTAGAAGAGTTAATTGTACTATTCAGCTTAGTCGGATCAGTGTTGAAAACTTTTCGAATATATTTTGGAGAATCCTTAGAAAAGTTAAATTTAATATTTTCAGTATTGGCCCCAGAATCATCAAAAATACTAATGTCCCACTCCCCGCCGGGCCCGGCAGGTGAAGCCACTGAACATGAGACCAGAGCAGCAGTTGATTGACCCGATGCCAAGCCCATAGGAGTCTGCTCTTCGTGCTTAAGAGCAATCCCACCAGCATTAACATAAAAAACCGCTCCTAGGGCTCCGGGTGAAGTTGCGGTTTTTTTACCGGTTGGTGCACCGGAGATCAAGGAACCAGAAGGGAAAATAAAAAGACCATAGGCTCCGCCATTGGTTGAAGCTGCTGTGGTTGCTCCTTCTCCGATTTTCCACCCAGCATAAGAAGCTGCACCAGTTTCAGAACTAGGCTTCCTATCTCCTAGCAATCGAACAAAAGTGAGAGGAGCCCCATTGCGAAGGTAAGCTTTTGCAGCATATGCAGCGTAAGAAGGTACTGCATAGCCGGGCTCTCGCCAAACATCACTATAAGTGGAAGCAGGATAAGGCTCGCCAAATGTTTCAACAAATTCTTTGTAGCTGCTCACTTGGATTGGGACAAGTGCTGGGCCTTTTGTTGCAAGGCCGATAACCGCCGGGCCGATTCCATCAGCCAAGGAGGGCACTTGTGACTGATCGACTTCTCTAGTGAAAACCCCGGGGCTAATAAATTTAAATTTTCTAGATGACATTCTATCTTCTCCTTAATATTGAGAACGAACTTTAAATATAAATAGTGCTAAATTAGACCAATAGAATTAGATCTTATATTTAGATCTAGTTATGTCGTTATACTCTTGACTTTGCCTAACCACAACTCTTTCCCTAGGCATTTTGAATTCTACTGCGTTCTCTCTTTTTGTAACCTTTGGAGTTTCTTGGTTATTTCCCGAACCAAAAACATATCCCAAAGTTTTAATGTTGATATTTGTTTCAAAGTTTCTAGCTTCATCGCCCATGCTGTTCAAGTTATTTTGGCCGGTATATGCTTCTTGAACAAAGCATTCGTATCGATGATCGTTTCTTTCTAATACAAAATAGTTGACACCACCTGTATAAACCAAGAAAGGTTCAACTAATTCATTCATTTGTTGTTGATATTCTGTTCGAATATTGATAGAATATTGAATGTCAACATAAACAATCATTGGAACAGTCAAAGTTTCAAAAACAATTTTGTTGTTTTTCTTTCTTGTTTTAAAGTTGATAATTCCTTTTTTAACAGGGGCAGAAGTTTCCCCTTCAAACCTTCGAGCATCAGCGTTTGCAAAGTTCTGTGTTTTGTCTTGGTTGATTCTTCTAGAGATCTTTATTGATCCTTTTCTGTAATCATTCTCTGGCGGAATATCTCCGTAATAGATTCCTTTTCTAGTCAAACTTTTTGAAATTGCAGTTCTTTCCAAAGTGATTAGGGGATAAATCAAAGCGCCGTCTTGTCTTCTTTCTTCTGGATCTCTTTTAGATTGCAGAGTTCTTTCCGCTCCAGCCCAGATAACAGGAACTTTCTTTGCGCCTTTGTTTGAAACTGCATGAAGATCCATTTTGTTGTTCAACCATTCATAAAGGGCTGCATCAATGTTTTCAATATTTGAAGGGTGAAGTTCTTTTAACTGAGACTTTCTCCAAATTTCTTTGATTCTTTCGTCAACAACCTGATCAGGCAAGCGATCCCAATCAGATTCAAAAGTATTGTCATCTGCCATTGAACAAACCCTCTCTTGCTATTCTGCATTTTGCAGATATTTCAAATCTGTGTTCTGTTCTTCCAAAAAGCCATTTAGGTTCGGCTAGGGTTGTGATCTCATAGAAAAGCTCTCCATGGAGAATAAAATCACCTTCACGAACATAAAGATCTTGGTCTTCTGTCAATCTTCGTTTATGAAAGCCAACAGAAATAGACTCCAACCTTTCGATTCCATATCTGGTAGTTGTAGTTGTTTGGCTATCGTACTTAACCATAGCATGCACTCTGATCGGAGGAAGATAACTTTTTTCAATAGCTTCTCCATAGAGGTTATGAAACTGTGTTATGTTTTGATCAATAGGATAATAGATGATAGTTTGCCCAATGACTCTTTCTAAAACTTCGTCATTGACTTGTTTAACTAGATCTCTTTCTTTTTGCCCCAAGAAAAGAGGAGGTGGTGGAGCATCTTGTCTTTCCCATTTGTTTTTTGTTGACATTGTTTAAACTCCTTAGCCCATGAAGATTCCAACTGGAATGTCATCAAACAATTTTGTAGTGTTCTCAGACATGGCAGCTTCTTTTTCAATCAGCTTGTCATAAGTTGTTTCATCCAAGATCTTGTTTAGTTCTTCTTTTAGTTTTGTCATTTCTTCTTTTGATGAAGACAAAAGCTCTGCCGCGTTCAAAGTAACTTGATCTCCGGGAAGTGGAATAGCTCCAAACTTACCTCGAATGTGACCAAGCATTTCTTTCGTCAAAGC